AGGGCGCCGGCCCCGAGACCGAGCTGCGCGATCATCCGGCCGATGGAGCGGCCAAGCAGACCTGCGGCGATGATGCCGGCGAATTTCAGCGCGACATCTGCCGTCGTCTCAAAGTTGTCAGCAAGGAAGTTCAGCGCGGCGACGAGACGCTCTGTCGCATCGAGGGAATCATCGCTGGTCCCGACGTACTGCGTGAACGCATTCTGGATCCGGGTGAATCCATCAGCGATCGTTGAGTTCGTCTTCGAAAAGGCCTGCTCGATCTGAGGCTGCGCTTTCAGGATCGCCTTAAAAACGCGTCCGACCTCCAATTCTCCGGAGCTGCCGAGTTCTTTCAGACCGGCGATCGTGGTGTCGAACTCGTCGGCGATCGCCTGCGCGATCAGCGGTGCGTTCTCTCGGATTGACCGAAGCTCGTCGCCCTGCAAGAAGCCGGAGCCGAGCGCCTGCGCAAGCTGCAGAATGCCGGCAGCCTGTTCGGAGGCGGCGGCACCGCCAGCCTTGAACGCCTTGTTGACGATCTCTGTTGCGCGAGCGACATCCTCTTCGGAATCGGCAACGTCTTTCGTCGCCCTGAGCAACTTGGCGTAGAGATCAGCCGTCGCGTTGAGAGGTCCGCGTGATCGGTCGGCAATCTCAATGATGCCTTCCAGCGACCGCCCTTCCCGCCCGGCGATCTGTCCGGCGGCCTTGATCTTATTCTCCGCGACGGTCCAGGCATCGGCGTAGCGGATGATCTCACGCGTGCCGAGCACGCCGGCGATGCCGGCCAGCGGTCCGATCAGTGAGCGACGAACACCGCGGCCGACGTTGCTGATAGTCCTGTCAAAGCGCTTGGCCCGGCGCTCGATGCGATTGAACTCGCGGTTGGATACGCCACGGGCTTTCGCCATGTCGCGTTCGTACCTTCGCAGATCTGCTGAGAGCTGGACGATGAGCCTCTCAAGTTCGATTGCCACGCTTTGCCCTCATCTGTTTGGCGTCTCTTTCGATTGCATCCACTCCCAAACGTCATCGACTTCCGCCTGCGACAGTTCTTTGCCGGCGTTCGGGTCGTTAGCCTTTCGCACACCCTCAATGACTTGCATCGATTGCCACAGCGACATTTCGTTGAGCTGTTGAGGTGTGAAGCCGATGGCGCCCATCGCGCCGACCACTTCACTGATCCGGATTTTGCCCCTCGGCAGCGGGTCGAGTTTTGGTTCCTCGTCTACTTTTTTTTTTGGTTTCGTCCTCGTCCGGCGCGCCGACCAATGCGCAAAACAGGATGGCACGCGCGGTGTCTCTGCTTTCAAGAAGAGGTCGCTGCTCGACGTAACGCTCGACGAGCGCCAATGCGGCCGCCGGCGGCATCCCGCCACCGATCAGACCGAGCCTGATGACGTTGGAAATGTCCTCTGCGTGCCACGAATCGTCATGCAGCCGGTTCAGGATAAAGTGCGGACCAGCGTCGCACTTTTCCTGCAACTCGATAATGCCACCCCAGGCGAGACGGAACGTATGCGTCCCGTCCGCCCATTTGAGGTCGACCTTTGCGTCTCGGCTCACGTCGTCGCGTTCGTCAGCACCAGTTCGCCATCGCTGGCCATGGTGACGTTTGCAGTCGTCCGACCGCCCTGATCCGCATTGTGCGCAAATTCAGAGACGTGCATCAGGCCCTGCCAAGTGTACGTGATGAGCGGGAACTCGATCTCGATCCTGACGTTGAGCGAACTGGTGCTCAGAAGGGCTGCATACCACGCATCGATCGACTCGGCTGCGAGAACGCCTTCGCCCGTGATCGCGGCGGACAGGCTCTCGACATCCCGGCCTACCCATGCGGCTGCATCGGGATCGAGGCAGTCGGGCAGGTTGATCTCGGTCAGGTTCTTGCTGACGGTCAGCGCCTTCGACGTGAAGCCGCAGGGAACTGTGAAAACCTCGGGCGATTGACCATCGCCCAGGAGGACTCGAAATTTGCCAAACTTGGCGGTTGTCGGCTGTGCCATTTGGGATCTCCTTGATGGCTATGGTTGTTCCGCGAACGCATCGAAAATCACCGCGGCGTGAGTTGTCTGGATGTCGCCCTTAACCTGTTGGCAGACAGTCCTGACGTGCGCCAAAGACACAAGCGCGTTGTCGGGCAGGATCAGTTCTTCGTCATGCAGCGCCAGTTGGACTGCATCGGCGATTTGCAAGCACTCGGCCTTGCCCGGCTCCCGAGAGTAGCAATCGATCTGCATTCGAATGTCGAAGCCTTTGATGCACTCTGCATCATCGCGGATCTCATCAACGCGGCCGAACGCCACATAAGGAAAATCGACGTCGTTCCGGTCGGCCTCTTCGACACGGTCATAGATCCGCAAGGCGACGAGCGTCGTGAGCGGTCCGAAAGCCTCCATGCGAGCGACCATTGCGACCTGCAGTTCATCGGTCGGTGATGTCATGCCTTCACCACGGCTCTAGCCGCCTTCGTTGAGGCACGCCGGAAGCGCGCCTTGGTCCGTTTCTTCAGCGCTCGATGCGCGACAAAGAAGAACGGATGCCCTTCTCGATACTGCGTGCCGAACTCTTCCCAGCGAGCGTGGAAGGCGTCCTTGTTGCCGGCGTAGATCGTGATCGTCATCGATTCGTCGATCGCAAAGAGACTGATAACTGTCACGCGGCCATCGCGTAAAACCGTGCCCCAGGTCCAGCCGATGCTGGCCTCAAGATCACCCTCAACGTTGTGCACAAGACGCTTCATCAGAGCGACCATCTCGTTCGCGGCGCGCTCCATCTCCGTCCGGATTTCCCTCCGGTAGAGCTTCGGCATTTTCCTAAACTTGCGATCGAGGCGTGCGCGGCCGAGGATCTTCGTCACGAAGCGATGCCCGACTTGACCATCACGTCGATCCATTGGCGGTTCGTATGCTGGACAGCAGACTGAACGGCATAGACTTGCCCGGTTCCGATATCTCTCATCTGCCAGTCGCCGCCAATCTTGCGCGTGTCCGGGGTTGCCCAAACGCGCGCGATCATCGGTTGTACGCCCTGCAGGCGAGACGCCATGACGGCCTCGCCGCCACGCAGCCAGTTGAACCCGGCAGCGCAGCGGAATTGCTCTGTGAACGCTCCGACGCGATTGCCGCGGCCATCATCGGCGGCGACGCGGACCTCAAAGGCGACCGTTTCGCGGAGCGCTCCGGCGCCCCTATTCGGCATCGCTGGAGGTCGTTTCGGTGTCCGGCGTCTCCATGCGCTTTGACACCTTGGGCACAACCTTTGCCTTGCCGGCCTTGATTGCCCGGTCGGCGCAACGCCGCGTCACGACCGTTGCCATGCCCTTCTTGTAGACGATGGTTTGATTGGTCGACGGCTTCCATGGGAAGTCATCGAGGAACTGGACGAGCTTAGTCATCGTTGGGATCTCCTATGATCGCCAGAGTGCGGGATCGATGGCTTCGGTGACATGTTTTTGCCGAAACGGCAGGTTGCAAAAGTCGGTCACCTCGGAAAATTGCGATGGATCCTCGATGAAAGCCTGCGGCCAGACCTCCAGCACGTCGACATCAGCGGCCGCCATCGCTTTGAACTGCTTCAGATGAAACGCAACCCACTGATGCCAGCCATCGCGGTTGTCGCCGTAGCGCTTCATGAAGTGCGTCCGCAGACAGGAGTCGATAATCGCATCGGTCTCACGGCGCACGATGATCCACTTGGCGTCCGGGAATGCAGCGTGCCACATCGGCCAGGTCAGCGTAATTTTGGCGTCCTTATATCCCCACGGGCGCGGGCGCCCGAGGAAGTGCCACTCAATCCGATTTCGTAGAGCCGGATCTGGTCGGAACTTCGTCATGTGCGGTAGTGGACCCTGCCCAAGCGGATCCGCACCGATGGCCCGCAACATCGGCTTCAAGATGTCCTGCCGGATTGCCTGATGCTCCCAGAGCGTGTTGACTTGATTGTCAGCACCGAGGCAAACGCCGTGCGCCTGAAGAATCCTTGCCGTTAGCGAGGTGCCGGATCTCGCAGCTCCGGTAATCAGGATCATCGCCAATGCTCCCGGATCCAACGCTGACCGAGCTGGTGCGGCTTTTGCTCGCCATGGAAGAATACGATTCGAGCGCCCTCAAGTCCGTGTTCCCTGACCCGCCCCTTGTAGGAGACAACCTGTCCCGGCCAGATATCATCGATGATGCGCGGGCGCTGTTTGCGCATCCATTCCATGTCGTTTTCGCCGCGCCAGCGCGAATAGATCCGCTCGTTGCCTTCCGGGACGAGTGCCACGCCGTTGCACACAGTGTTCGGTTTGTAGACCGCCCGGGGCAGGGCGATCCGGTCATTGTCGAAGCAATAGTCGGCCAGATGGTCGATGTTGTCGACGATGATGGTGTCAAGGCCGACGAGGATCATCGGAACACCGAGGCGATAAGGTTCGATGCAGGATCCGTAGTCGATCGGGTGACGGATGAAACCGCGAGTCTCGATCGGCTCTGAGAACTGCCGCTCGCGCTCCGTGAAGCAGATGAAGTCGAATGGCTGCGTCAGGTTGCGGGCGAACCCGCGGTAGAGCTTCTCTACCCAGCTTTCGTTGTACATCAGCGAGAACGACAAAGATCTCGGGTTTGCATCCCAGAGCAACGTGCAGATGGTGATCATTGCTGAACGAACCATGTGAGGTTGTTGTCGAGTTCGAGCTTGTGCCAAAAGGCGAGTGATTCGTCGACGGCGCGCTTCACGCCGAAGCGCTTATCCCCGTAATCGTGGCCGCCGATATATCCGCCCGGGACCACCTTCGGCAGCCATTCGTGCCAGTCCTGCTTCACACCTTCGTAGCTGTGGTCAGCGTCGAGGAAGACGAGGTCGATCGAACGGTCCGGGGTGTGCCGGGCAGCATCGACCGACCTCATCTCCAACAACGACACCAGACCCGCATATTGGGAGGCGATATGCTTGGCCTGGCGCCGTGCTCTGTTGATGGATGGGGTGCCGAGCTTTGTGTGATAATCTCCTGTTCTTCGATATCGCAACGGCTGCGAATGACCCGGCAGCCAGTCGTCGACCATGATCACATTGACGCCGGCGAGCGCTAAAAGCTCCGTCATCTCACCGCGAAAGACACCGACTTCGACGACAGTCTGGCCAGGCTTCACCCGCTTGAGGATTGCCGCTGCCCGCAGTTCGTGGTTCATGCCCTCTTTCGTTGCGCTGAAAACTCTATCCAGCCATCGAACGACCTGTCGCAATCGCGCATCCGGCGCAGCTCTCGATGGATCGGACGGATTCTGCCATCCCGACAGAACAGATGATCATCCGGGAGATCTTTGTCGACGCAGGCGTGCGCCGCGACCATTGAACGCGCGCCGATCTGCACGCCGGGCAAGACCGAGGAATTCATCGACAGTGAGGCACCGTCATCGATGGCGACGCAGATCACTTTGCCATCGCGCAGATCGTCGTAGTCGAACCCGTCCTTGTGCGCCCGCGGCCAATAATCGTTCGCCAGACAGACCAGCGGGCCAATGAACACATCGTTGCCGATGACGAAGCCTGGCCCCATCGCCGCGTTGATTCCGATCCTGCAGCCGTCGCCGAATCGAGGCCCGTCCAGGCATGCGCCGGGAGCGACAGAACAGTCTTTGCCGAGCACCGTCCCGCGCGTCACGGAGGCGAATTGATGGATAGTTGTTCCGGCGCCGATCCGCACGCTGTCGTCAACGAAGGCAAGCGGGTGGATTTGTGCGGAATGATGGATCACCGATAGATTCTCCGTTTTGCCGCGATCATCCAGAAAGAGTCCGGTGCGGATTTGAGATCGAGTTCCGTTATGCTTTCGCGGTGGATGAACCAGTTTGCGGCGAGTAGCGCGACCATCTGCTCATCGAGGGGATCGGCGAGCAGCTGCGGGTCGTCGCCGGCGCCGCTCTGCATCTGGTCGTCGTAGCCGGCCATGAAGCGGACCCTGACCGGGCTTGGCCGGCTCGACAGTGTCGGCAGCGAAAAGTCATCGAAGAACACGCCGCCGCCCGTTGAAGATGGATCGAACGTCCAGTTCGCCACGTCGACGGTTTGCTCAGCATGCGCGTCGTCCAAATAGACGACCTCAGTGACGGAGCGGATAGGCGCGGCCGGCAATATGATCGGATGACACCACCGCGGCAGACGAAGCTCCAGGCTGATAGGCAAGAGGAACCGACCGATGTGGTCTTCAACGATCCGCGTCGCGGCCCGGATATGCCGCTCAAGCAGCGCTTCACGGCTGGTGTCGTCCAGATGGACTTCGCACTGCCGCTTCAGATCATCGACCTGAAGAGCAAGGCCCATCGGCGTTGACAGTCGGATCAACATTGCATTGCCTCTTTGAGCGACATTTTCGGGAAGTTCTGCAGCGCAGAATGCTTACTGCAGTTGATGACTTGGATCCCTATTGAGTCGACGACACCAGCGGTTGCGTCTAGGCATCGGCGCCAGCGAACGACGTTTGCCGCCTTTGGATTGTTCATGCCGTGCGGATGGTCGCCGTGCCAGTGTAAGCCGCGTTCGACGGACATGTCGTAACCGATCAGGATCAGCTTCTTATGGCGCCGGCGAACTTTTTCCGACTGCGACTGGAAGATCTGGATCGCCAGATTATAGGCTTGGAACCCGGAGTTCCCGGACCACCCGACAGTCCCCGACCTCAAGAGTTCGAGCCGGTCGTCGTGCTTATTCAGTTCCATCTTGTTGATTCCCGGCCAGCGCTTGACGGCGTTTGCATCGACCGACAGCTTCATCCCCTCGAATTCTGGCACACCGTTGTGCTGCTTCCACCATTCCCAATCGCAGCCATAGAGCGCATCCGCCCAGGGCACCAGTAGCCACGAACTATTGATGGCTATGACGCGCGCTTTGCCTTTGACTTTTTCGAACGCGTGGTCTTTCGCGCTCGGCCCGCTTGCGACGAGGATGATGATGTCGTTGCGCCACTTCGGCCACCACTTTGGGCGGCTTTTGTAGGGCGCCCGGCTGCTGATTTCGCCACCTCCGCTGCAGCCCGTTCAATCTCGCCGGCGGGGTAGATACGGATCACCTTGCCGTTGCGGACAAGCTGATCTTCACGGTGCGGCGGAATGTGGTGATAGGTTTTTCCAGGCTCAAGACGGCCGTAGTCGCCCGCAACGGGCTTGCCGAGGCATTTTACCGTCATGTGAGATCTCCAGAGATGTCGCCGGGGCGCGGAGAGGCGACAAACCGCGCCCCGGAATTTCGTTCCGACCGCTTACGGTCAGCCCGAAACGTTGCCGAAGTCGCCGTAGATCAGGGCGGCCGGGCGTTTGATTGCCATGGCGAGACGCTTCTCACCGCGGATCGTGTACATGTTCTTGATGAAGTTGTCGCGATCCTCGCTGGAGATCAGAACCTCCGTTCCCATCCGGTCATAGATGGTCGCGGCAGGCCTGAACGCACCACAGAGGAACTTGTCGACCGTCATCGATTGCGTGTCGACGACCGGACGGCCCCACAGCTGCGGACCGGCCATCTGAATGATGGTCGCGAACAAATACTGCAGCGTGGTGTCCTTTGTCAGTTCGATCCGCGCCCAATCGGTCGGATGAAGGACGATGCCGTCGGCAGGATATTCCGCCAGCGTTGCCTGCAGCAGACCCTTGCGCAGCTGATCGATCATCGTCTCGCCGGTGACCGCGAAGGCCGACACGTAGGCCGTCGCTTCTGTGATCAGTCCGGAGATATTCTGACCAAGGCCGTCGCCAGTGAGCAGCTGCTCTTCCTCCTTGAAATCGAGGCCATATCGAAGCTCGCCATCGATCTCAGTCTGCAGCTGCTTGGCATCGTCGAACGCCTGGCGGCTGACATGGACGAAGTGAGCGATCGTCCTGACCGCAGCACTCGCCTGATCCCAGACATAGTTCGATTCCGGCTTCTGCACGCCTTCAGAGACCATTCCGGCCTGATTGTCGCGCGTGATCATCTTCGCGTATTCGATCAGGTTTGAATCGGTCGAGCCAGGCGTCAGCAAGTTGCGGATCTTGAGCCGGCGGCGCGGAATGCCCACGATCTCCGTCTCACGGTCTGACCAGATGATGTCGCCGGCGGAACCATCCGCTGACGTGATCGCCTGCTGAACCTTGATCCTGACAGAACCGGCGCAGCCGCCCAAAACGTAGTCCTTCAGATCATCCGACTCCGCGATGGCCTGACCGACAGTCTTGCGTTTTTCCGGTCCGGTCTCGCGGCGAGCAGCAACCTGCTGTTCTAGATCGTGATTGCGCGTTTCCAGCGCCTCCATCTTCTCGGACAGGTTCGACTGTGCTTCGGTGAGCTTCGTTTGGTTGATGAGCAGCTCGTCGGCCTTGGCCTTGAGGTCTTCGGTCAGTTCACCGGCGTCGGCGGACTGCTTGATCGCCTGCTCAGCGGTCTTTTTGACGTCGTCATTGAGACGGGTCAGTTCGTCGGTGACCTTCTGGAGCAGCTTCTCGACTTCCGCCGGGTCGCTAGCATCGTTGCGCAACGTGCCGACAATCCCGGCAGGACGCGCACCTATAAGTGCCGCGGTCGAAACGCGCGGCATGTGGTTTCGGTTTTTCATGGTCTTCCTTTCAGATTGACCTTGCGAGTTCCAGGATGCCTTCCAGCCCCTGGGCGACGGCAGCGTCCTGCTTGCCGGTTGTGACAGCGCCGGGCTTGTCACCTCTCAACGCCTGCATCAATTCACGCCGCTGTGCGACGGAGAAATTTATTGAGGCGCAGATTCTGTCGAATTGCTTCTCGGCCTTGATGAACTTCGCATCGGCCGACTGTTTTGCCTTCGAGTCAACCTGATCGGCGGGCAGCAGCTCGTCGGCGAGATTCATCTCGATCGCCTTCGATCCGCCGATCCATGTTTCCTTGTCCATCATCGCGCGCAGCTCGTCGACCTTCATTCCGCTGCGGGCGGCGTAAATGTCGATCGCGCTTTCGTCGAACGGCTCCAGCCAGTCGGCGACCTCACGGAGATCGTTCTTGTCACCGAGTGCGATAACCCAGACGTTATGGATCATCAGGAAGCCGGCTCTGGCGATCTGAATGTCATCTCCGGCCATCGCTATCACTGAGGCGGCGGAGGCCGCCATGCCCATGATCTTGACTGTCACCTGCGCCGGATGGTCCCTGAGCAAATTGTAGATCGCCAAACCCTCGAAGAAATCACCGCCAGGCGAGTTGATAAGCACGGTGACATCGTTCTTGCCGATCGACCGCAGCGCTGCGCGGATCCGCTTCGCTGTCACACCATCGCCGAACCAATCCTGGCCAATAATGTCGAGAATTGAGATTGTATTCTCATCATCGTCCTTGGTGGCTGCGCGGATGTCCGGGTTCCACCGCATCAGCACGCTCGGCTGAACGTCAGATTTCACGCCTGGCTTCGCGGCAAGCTCGGCCTGCGGCATTTTGCGGTTGCTCATGTTCGGTTCCTCTGTTGCTGCCCGAGCGTCTCGACTGGCGCAAGGTTGATCTGAGCGGTGAGCGCATCGGCGCCAGGCCGATTCGGCAGGTTGATCTTTTGCCGGCCTTCGTTTCGGGACATCAGGCCGTTCTGCGTCATCTTCGACAGGAACTCAGCTTTCGCCTTGGAATCCATCTGCATCATGGCTTCCCGGTTGAACTCAGCGTAACGCCTGCGCTTGCCGCTCGGACGGATCAGCTGCTTGTGGATCCTGGCCTCGATTCGGTCGAGGATCGGCTCGATGCCTTGCGTCAGCCAGCGGAGCATGATCTGCTCGACGCCGGTCCCCCACATCGTTTGCCCCTCTCCAGAGTGCCCGACGATGATCGGCGGGACTCCAAACCACCGGCATATCCGCTCGACATCGAACCGCCGCGTCTCAAGCAGCTGTGCGTCGTTCGGATTGAGCGTTAGCGGGTCATATTTTAGCCCGGCTTCCAGAATCATCAGCTTGCCGGCTTTCTTCGAGCCGACATATTCATCCATGATCTCCTGCAGATCCTTGCGCTGATCGGTGTCGAGCGTGACGTCAGATGACAGCACACCGGACGAGTGCAGGCCGCTGCCGACCATCTTGCCGCTTGCCTCGTCTGCGGCCATGGCGGATCCGAAGGTGTTGGATCCGAAGGATATAATCGAGAGCCCGAGATCCCGCTCTGTGAGCGCCTGACCGAAGCCTTTTATGTGGAAAACCTTGTCCCGCGGCAGCTCGTCGATCTGGCCACGATCGATCAGTCTGTAAATCAGCCTCCCGTCTGTTTCTCGGACCGGGCGGCACTTCGACGCATCGAGCGGCTGCAACCCGGTCAGCGTCTCGCCATTAAAGATCTTTTCCGAATAGGCGTTGCCCTCCGTTTGCAGCCAGGCAGCCTGCGACTCCCAAAATTCGAGCGGCGTCTGATCAACGTTCGGACTGCCGTACTGCCCTAGAACCATCGCGACGGGATCGTCGACCTCGACGCGGTTTCCGTCAGTTCCTTTCTCATAAAACGACAGCGGCAGGGACGAAATCACCTGGCTGTTCTTGCGGACGCAATCCAGAGCTGTGTCCAACTCTAGCACCCGGTCAAGGGTCACCATTTTACCGGCGTAGCTTGATCGCCCGAACATTCGAGACCAGCCGAGACCGTCCTTGAGGGTGAGGCGACGTTCTTTCGCAATCTCGTCGGTGACGTGGTTCCACAGCTTGAACGGCGCGGCAATTGCTCTTGCGAGAAGGCTCATCAGATCACCCGCACCGGATTTTTCAGGAAGTCGTCGATGTTCATATCGGACCCGAAGTGTTGATGGCAGGCCGCGCCGACGCCCTGCGCGATTGTGACCATTCCGTCGATCCGGCCGCGTGACCGTTTCTTGTCGAACGCACGATTGTCCATGGCGTCGGCTACGACGACAGCGTTGCTCGCACACATGGTCGTCACCGGATTGGCTTCGATGACGATATCGCCGTCCAGAATGTGATCCTCCAGGCGCTCGATCGATGTCGGCATCGACAGGGCGCGCTCAACAAACGTGATGCGCGTTCCCTGGCCATGCCTGACCATCATCACGCCCTTGCCGCGCTTTTCGTCCTTTCCCTCGAAGGTCCAGACTTGGAAATCGACGTCTGCGCAGGCGTCCTCAAAATCGCTGATCTTAGCCGGATCGAAGGTCAGCAGCTTGACGTTGTGCGCCTCCGCGAGCTTCTGACATTTCGCCGCGACGAATCTGTAGTCGATCGTGGCGCCGCGCACGGCTTCCATGAAGCCCTTTTCACACCATTCGTCATACGGCGCCGCGTCGTCGCGTGCGCGGTCCTGCAGGCCGGTCTTCGTCGTGAAATACCACGTCTTGACGTAAAGCTTCAGATCCTTGCGCCAGATCGCGGACAGCGCCGTCAGATCGTTTTTCTTCGACAGATCGAGGCTCAGCCAGCAATCGCAGCCGATCATGTCCGCTTCGTCGAAATGACCCTGACAGGACTGCCAGGCAACCTCGGAGATCCAGAAGCCCTCGGTGCCGACCGGGATTCCAAAGTAGAGCCGTTTCGTCGACAGAGCCTCTGACAACATCAGTTGCGCGGTCGTGACTCTCTTGCGGACATTCTCGATCGGATAGGTGACGCCGAGCGCCGGCAGCGACTTCTCCCAGACCGCCTCGTTCTCAAAAACGGTCTCCTGATCCGCCTCATCAATCCGCGCGATGTAGGCGAACAGCGTGTCATCCTTGGCGATGCCCTTGGCAACACGCTGAAAGAGATCGGAATATTCAGTGCCGATGATCTGATTTGACGCCGGAGTGTTAGTGCCGAGAACCATCAGCGGATCCCCGGACATTTTGTCGATCGCCGCCTTCCAGATTTGCAGCGCGTAGCCGGTCTTCATTTCATGGATCTCGTCAGCGAGAACCGCATATGGCTTCGGCCCCGAGATTGAATCGACGCTCGCCATCGACTGAAACATCGAACTCGATTCCGGATGCTCGATCTTCCAAGCGTTGTCACCGGTGCCGCGAATGATCACCTCATCGCGACTTTCCAGGCTGTCGCCCTCATCGCAGCCGGGCATGTCGGACCGGCACATTTCGACTGCGTCATGGAACAGGACGTTCGCTTGATTCCGGTCCGACGCGATTGCGTAGACTTCGGAGCGCCGCTTGCCGGCGAACCCCATCATGTAGAGGCCCAGGCCGGCCATCAGCGGCGATTTTGCCTGACCCTTGCCAGTTTCAAGCCAGGACATGCGGAACCGTCGCAGGCCGTCCTCGCGGCGCCATCCGAACAGCGAGGCAACCGTGAAACCATGCCAGGGCAGAAGCTTGAACGGCTCGCCCTCAAGCTCACCCTCGGTGATCGTCAGCATCGCCGGAAAGAACCCGCAAGCGTGTTTTGCCCCGTCGACGTCGAAGCTCAGTCCGCGTTTTGACGCGCTGTCGAGATCTTCGAGGTGACGCCGGCAGGCGGACTTGACAAGCTCACCCGCGATAATTTTTCCGTCTAGAACTGCGAGCGCGTAGAGAGTCGCCGGATCATCAGCGCTTGGACGGGCTGAGATAGTCATCAGCCGGCCGGCCCCGGTTGACCTGGCGCTTCGCTTTGGCTGCCGTCGCACGGCGGCGCGGCGCCAGACCGAGTTCGGCCTCCAGCGCCCGGATCGCACCGTCGGCTTGTCGCATCACAGACCAATATGGATTCCATTGACCGACCTTCGCCTTACTTTTGGGCTTGCCCTTGTCGACGACCTTGTCGACCGCGTCCGGCTTGAGGATCGCGCCATGTTCAGCAACGTGGTTTGCCGCGCGCTCGAACTGGATCCGGAACATGACAAGGCGGCGAATCGCGCTTGCGTTAGCGACGGCCAGCGTCTCGGCCGTCTCCATTTCACGGACGATCACGCCCCACTCGTCTTGCGCTGCGGCAACGTCCAGCTCGTCGCTATAGTGCAGCGACCATTGCGGCTCCGGAGGCACTCCGTTGCCGCCTTTGATCGATGTCACCACATTTGATTTCGCGGTCATTTCAAGTTCTGTTCCACGGATGTTTTGGGTCTGCTGGACGCCCATCAATCGACGATCCGACGGTGTATCCACGGGCTTCCTCTTTCTGGATCAAGCTGTCGTGGCACGGCGCGCAGACGCTCTCTAGATTCTTCGGATCGAAGAACAGCGTGGTATCGCCCTTGTGCGGGATCTTGTGGTTCACGACCGTTGCCGAGACGGTCTTGCCGCGCCTCAGGTGACGCTCACAGAGCGGCTGGCCGCGCAGCTGCGCGCGTCGCAAATCCTTCCAGCGTTTGCGGTTGTAAAGCTTCTGCCACTCCTGGGCTTCGAAGCTGCGATTCTGGAATGTCATATTGTAGGTACCCCCGACGCCGACGCCGGCCAAGGCGAACAGGGATGTCTCGGAGGAGCCTCTCGCGAGCAACGCCCATCGACGCCAGGGATTTCTAAAAAACGGCAAAGCGAAGCCAACGCGCGGAGCGGTGAAGGTCTCCACAAAAGGCCCGGCGGGAACTTGTCCGCTACAGAACAGCCTTGTCACCGTGATTCGCGCGGCAAATTAGGCGACAAGATCGAGTTCGTCAAATGCGATTTCAACCGGCACCATATCGCCAAGGATATCAAAGGTTGCCCGAACGGTCTTGCGCCCCGTCGTCGCGGTGACTTTTCCGACCAATCCGGCGATGATGTGACCGGTCTTCACGCAAACCGATGAGCCGGGCGGGAACATCCGCGCGAGACGGCGCGACGTCATCCGACGGTGTGACATTTCGAGCCTTGCTTGGGCCTGCTCGATCTCCTCGTTGATTGTCGCTTCAGCGTGATCCAGCCGGGCCATGTCGGTCATCGGTATCTTCAGCGGCGCGCCGCACGTCCCGAGAACGGAGACAACGCCGTCGACGTCACAGAGTGCAGGCCAGTTCGAAACATTCGCGACGAAGACGTAGCCGGGCAGCAACGGGAAACGCTTCCTGATCAGCTTTTTCGTCCGATGATGAAATATGATCCTCCGCTCGATCGGCAGGTAGAACTCGAACCCGGATCTGCCGAGCGCAATCTCTATGTTTGTAAGGCAGATCTCATCATCGTCGCACTTGTGCAACCGATAAGCGCCAGCGCCAGTCTGGACAGCGTACCAGTCCCGATCTGCGATCATGCTTCAAGCCCATCATCAACATGCAGAAACATGTCCGGCTGTTCACCTGCCTTGCGTATACGCTGACAAGCTATGTCGAAATAGTCCTGCTCCATTTCGCAGCCGATGAACTTGAAGCCCTCTAGCTGAGCCGCCATACCCGTTGAGCCTGATCCCATGAACGGGTCCAGAACCGTGCCGCGTGGCGGTGTTACCAATCGGCATAGGTAACGCATCAGATCAGTGGGCTTGACGGTTGGATGAACATTCCTTCCCGGCGTTGTCGTCCCTGCATAGGCATTTGCCTTTCCGCCCTCCATAACAAGGCCAGCACTGCCGTCTTTTCTCCCGCCAGATCGTTCGCTTGCACTTGCTATCCGATGCCCCCCCAGCCCATCATCCCGATCACCCTTGCTTGCCTTGGCTGTGTAGAAGAAACGAGCGGCAGAACCGGAGTCGCCGAGGCCTCCAGCATTTGCTCGCAATTTGTCTGGACCGGGATTGCCATAAACCCGATGATTTTTTGCAAATGATTGCGTTAATCCGCCAGTGCTTGTACTCTGCGGAAACATCCCCACAACCTCATCGCTGCCGTCATGGATTAGGTTAGCGGGCCAGCGGCCACCAGAGGCATCCCCGCTACCAAATTGTCCACTTTTCCAAGTTCCAGAATTATATAACTGATTTTTCCTACTACCGTTTTTTCGGCTTAATTGCGTTTCTGTTTCAATCCTACTGTCATCTATATTCAGCGCCCCCGTGCCATACTCCATCACATTTGCCGCTACCGTACCGTTCAGCGGCTTACGGGCGACAGTGATCGGCTCAAGAGCGGGTTTTAGAGCTGTCCCCCATCCATGCCAATCACCGTCCAAATTGTGCGACTTCGGGAATCCAGTTCCATAGACCCATGCAATCATATCTCTGATTTCGAACCCGGCGTCCTCGATGGCGGAGACCATGCGATGCTGTGTACGTGTCCCTGAAAAGGCTAAGAGATGTCCGCCAGGCTTCAGAACGCGCAGAACCTCTGTCCATGTTTCGGGCTGAAACGCGATGTCCCCACCGTCCCAAACCTTGCCCATAAAGCCACGGGAAAGTCGCGCCATCCCATCGGCACCGGCCCGCGCTCTAGTTTCATTCGTTCCTTCGCCGTTCAGGCTGGTTTTTCCATACCGCTTGACAATACTGGTCAAATGATAGGGCGCATCTGTCACACAGGAATCGACCGAACAATCCGGCATCGCTCGCATGGCCTCGATGCAATCGCCATGGATCAGTTCGGCATCGTTGATGATCATTCCGGAGCCTTCATCAAAATCGACCATTGGCCATGTGGTGTGTCTCCCAAATCGTTCTCGACAGACCATCCACGGGCCAGCCAGTGCACGAATTCGCCAAGCCGGACAAAATGATAGGTTTCCGTCATTTCGCTGCCTCTTTCGCGATGTCTCCAAGTTGCAGCCTCGCGCGACGTTCTGCTTGTCGCTGAGCCTCAGACGACTTATCGACTGCCATCGATTCTGCGAGGTCGGCGCTCAGCTGGCCCAATCGGGCCGCCATCCGCGCCCGCTGTTTTTTAGTCGGAACCTTCCGGATTTTGGCGTTGAGAATCTCGCGAAGCCGATAGTGTTCCGACCATGCGATGTTAGCGTGCGCCACAGCATACATCCGGAACACCGGCGGCGATGGGGCGAACCGAAAGTCTGGCCTGCCGCCTCCGAGATCTCTGGCCTTGCCGTCCTGCCAATCTCTGCGACCGGCATCGATCGCCCAAGCCGGCACATCGTGGAGTGCATCGAGGTAGGCCTTGGCGCGATAAGTCGCAGCGGTCTCACCACTCGACTGCATCGGGAAGGCGAGCAGGAGCTGCGTCACGATGGCGGCCTTTTCTTCCTGCGTCGCCTCAATGATCCACGGCTGCAGCTCGCCGATCCGGTTCCTGATGATCTTCCGCTGCTCGCCAGTCGGTGCCCGGTCGGAATCGACGACCGAGACGATGCCGCCCTTACCTTCGATTGCCTGATGACACTGCCTTAGCCATTCCGGCCACGAAAACGTCGGCGGAGCCTGAAGCGGGTCCAAATCGCCCTGCCGTTGCTGGTGCTGTGTTAGGAGCTGGTTCATCGTTCCATCGTCCTTCGTTCAAAAATGTCGCGGGGTTGCACCAATTGCGGTCAGGCGGCTTTGTATCGATGTAGCGCTGCAATCCGTCGGTCAACTCGCTGAACGTCGCCTTGCGCTGCTTTCGGATCTTATCGAACGCTTTGATGGCTGCGATCTTGCCGACCTTGTGCGGGTAGACCCGATACCACTCATCGAAAGCATTCTCCGGAAAGTCGCCTTCCGGCTCGCGCGCGTGTTCACGTAGTGAACTCTTCTGGTCTCTGGTATCTGGAACGCGCGCGCGTACAGGGGTATTTGGTTCAGGTAAGTCTTTGTTTTTGCTAGCAGCGCGCCTCGTTTCACCGGATTTATTTCCGCCTTTCGCGCCGTTTTCAGCGCGTTTTCGGCTCGTTTTCAGCGTTTTAGCAAGCTCCTGATCGGCGCGCGCGTTGTGGATTTCGCCGTTGAGAATGGAGATCTTGCCCTTGTCGATCAGGATTTGCCGGATGCTGTTCCACTTCCTGACCGAGCAGTTGCAGTGGCCGGCAATCCAGCGCGGGTCATCAGGCACCGGTCGGCCGCGATCGTACATCATATCGAGCAGGGTATCGTAAGCGCCGCGTTCCTCTAATTCGAGGCCGATCTTGCCGTTGAGCGCATCGCTCGCATAGCGCTTATACCACGGCCGTTCGCTCATGATCTATTCCAGCACGCTAAGCGGCCAAGTGTACAGGTCAACATCACGGACCGCGACGCGCAAACTCTGGTAATCATCGTAGATCTTCGCGACGTGCTCGACAGCACAACGGGCATCATCGACATAGACGATCTTGTTCAGCGCATCCTTGACAATCTTCAAAAGGTTGTCGGCGTCGGGTTTCGTCATCTTGAACACAGCCGAAGGCTCCATCCGACGCTTCGCTGAGAAGTGCTTTGGCCAGAGATACCGCGCGACGATGAACAGCTCAACCGGACGATCAGCCGGGACTGCGTCGCCCATGGCGCTACTCGCTGCCTCGCGGAGCACCTTGCCATAATCTCTCGGGCGCTGCGGTGTGTAGCGGCAGCCCTGCTTGCTCTGGCCGGGACGTGCCCACGGGACAATCGTCCCGGCCACCTCAAACTGGCAGATCATTGTCAGGCGGAGGCTTGCGCGCCACCACTTTTCGGCTTGCCGGATTTGCCGTTTTTACTGACCGGATCCGGGATGCCGCCGGCGGCCTCACCGGTTTTGACGTCATGATCGCCGATCGGATTTTCCTTCGGCTTTTTCATCCGGGCGTTGAGCTTGTCCATCGCCGTCTTGAGGTCTTCCTTCGCCTGGTCCTGCGCCTCGTCATACCCGCGCAACCAAGCCTGGCCGGCATCCGTCGAATCGGCGTGCGGTGACGTCCTGGCTTTTGCGAGTTTGCCAGCGGCCAGTCCCGCGGCGTAGGCTGTATCTACCAGCGGTGACCGGTCCGGATTATCGAGAAGATCGAGCTGGTGACCGACCGGTAGGCCAAGCCACGAAGCGACGCGCAAGCGATCCCTGAGATCCTCAACGACAATTGATTCGTCCTCGGCCGAATCCATTTCGACCGCAGCATCGACCAGTTTAAGTTTGAAGCCATCCGCCTTGCACAGTTTGCGCAAACGGTTCAGCTCAGTCTGCTGTTTCGCCACGACTGCCTTCTGGGCGAGGATCGGCTTCAGGTGATGGAAGAACAACGCCTCGGATTCGGCGTTCGTCAGTTTGTGATTGTGGCCTACGCCATTGTCGGCGCCGTCGCCTTTTTTTGTCGACATCGGTTTTTCTCCTGTGCTCGATAATACGACTTCGGGTTAATGCCACGATCGATGTTGCACTGGCGATAGTGACGGTTCTTCGCCTCTCGCTTCGCGGCGCGCTCTGCCCGGTTCCACGTCGCCTTAAATTGCGGATGTGTTTCCGGGATCAGATTTGAAATGACATCAAGAAAGGTTTTCGGCAAACCGGGCTGGAGTTGCCCTGCCTTCGCACCCCGCCATGGAAATCTTGCCTGCGGGCGTCTCAATTGGATCTCCGAGGTGCTGGCGGGATGTAAGGCTCGCCGACCGCTGGCTGACCGTCGACCGTGACCGGTGAGTGTCCCATGATGCACACCGGTGGCGTCCCGATGCCAAGCACCGAAAGCCAAACACAGCCGGTCTCTGCGATCTGGGCGAGTTCGTCTTCGGTCAGCCGCCAGCAGCTTATGATCTGGCGCCCGTCGCGAAAGACCGGCAGATCGACACACTGATCCGGCGTCATGGAATCCGGTGCGGTCATCAAAGCATTTGAGCCGTTAAATCCTACGCCATGTGCCATCAGCTCGCCTTCCTGAGGCTAGACCTTTCCGGCGCAGGATAAACGTCAGGCCGGAGATCATGGCAGGTGACCTCTCCGCCGGTTGCCTTCTCGATGGCGAGGCAGAATTGTGCCGGCGTTCCGGACTTCGACTTCTTCAGCCAGAAAGAAACCATCTGCTGCGTAGAGCCGATCTTGCGTGCCAGCTCAGACTGCGATCCGACAACGGTGATGGCGCGGTTCAAGGCGGGATTTTTCATGCGAATCACTTCCTCTTTCTGATTCGCGAATAACTCATTTGTTTGTAGCCATCAACAGCCGGCAGAGATTCTGAATGCTTTTTCCCCTTATCGCAGATCTGCTCATTCTCGATTTCGTTGCTAACATCCCCCCCCTTTTATTCTGCTTTCGGTGCGAATGGTGG